GCATTAGATTTTCTTAGTATGCGTTTGCAAACTCCATTTATGATGGACACTTTAAAAGATGCAAGTACTTTTAAACAGCAACAGCTTTTAAATGCAGAAGCAATTAAACAGGGACTACCAAATGCAGTACAGGCTCGTGCTTTAGCAGCCGGTGCAGATTTTGCTCAACAAGCTCAAGCCATAGCTGCTCAACAAGATGCTGCGACCAGATTTGCTGGTCTTGGGATGCAGCGTCGATTTGGTTGATTTAAAATTTAAATTATTGTAAGTATAAAAAAAAATGGGTGATCAGAATTCAACAGCAAATATAGATGTAGCACCTCCACAAATTAAAAAACAATCAGCAGTCTCAAAAGATGCTGGACTTGGAACAGCAGAAGTTAATGATACAAAATTTACACAAACAGGTTCACAAGCATTATCTACACAAACTGCTTTAAACGAAGCTGCTAATAAACAGCAGACTTTTAACATGGAGAAAGGAGCAGAATTAGACAGAGTTAATGCTGAATTTTTTGCAGGACAGGATATTAAAAGAACACAAGCAGCAGGTGCAGAAAATAGACTAGCAACTAAAGTAGCTGGAGAAGAAACAAGAGCAACTCAAAGAGTAGCAGGTGAAGAAGATCGTGCAAGGATTACTACTACAGGTCTTGAATACAGAGCAGGTTTAGAGACTGCTGGTGCTCAAGATAGACAATTAACAGAAACAAGGGGAACACAAGATAGATTAACTGAAGCAAGTAGAGCTGCTGAAGAGCGTACAACTCTTGGAACAAGAGGAGAAGAGGAACGTAAAGCAATTAGAGAAACTGGTACTGAGACAAGACAATTAAGAGAAACAGAAGGAGCTCAGACTAGGCAAACTAGAGAGACAGAGGGTGCTCAAACTAGGCAGACCAGAGAGACAGAAGGGGCACAGCAAAGATTAGGAATTGAAACTACAGGAGCTCAAGAAAGACTTTCTGAAGCGGAAAGAGGGACACAACTTAGACAAACTAGAGAGACAGAAGGAGCTCAACAAAGGCTTGGTATTGAGACAACCGGAGCTCAGGAACGTTTGTCCGAAGCTGTAAGAGGTCAACAACAGAGACTTGGCATTGGTGAGACTGGTGTACAAGAAAGATTAGGTATTGCAGAAACAGGTGCTCAACAACGTTTAGGTTTAGAGACAGGTGGTGCTCAAGAACGTCTATCAGAAGCCGTCAGAGGTCAACAACAGAGACTCGGTATCGGAGAAACAGGTGCTCAAGAGCGTCTATCAGAAGCCGTTAGAGGTCAACAACAGAGGCTTGGTATTACAGAAACCGGTGCTCAACAACGTTTAGGAATAGAGACAACTGGAGCTCAAGAGCGTTTATCAGAGGCTGTAAGAGCACAAGAACAAAGAAGAGGAATAGAGACAACAGGAGCTCAGGAAAGATTGACAATTGGTGAAAGTGGTGTTCAACGAAGATTGACACAAGCAGATCTATTGGCAGGCCAAGAAAGACAAATCGCAGGAAGAGGAGCTGAAGAACGTTTGTCTGAGGCTGTAAGAGGTCAACAGCAGAGACTAGGAATTGGAGAAACTGGTGCACAGGAACGTCTATCTGAAGCCGTTAGAGGTCAGCAGCAGAGATTAGGTATTGCAGAAACCGGAGCTCAACAGAGGCTTGGCATTGGAGAGACAGGTGCTCAAGAACGCTTAAGTGAAGCTGTTAGAGGTCAACAGCAAAGGTTAGGTATTGGTGAGACTGGTGCACAGGAACGCCTATCAGAAGCCGTTAGAGGTCAGCAACAACGGTTAGGAATTGAAACCACTGGAGCACAACAAAGGCTTGGCATTGGAGAAACAGGAGCCCAAGAGCGTCTATCAGAAGCTGTTAGAGGTCAACAGCAACGTTTAGGTATTGAGACTACTGGAGCTCAGGAACGTTTGAGTGAAGCTGTAAGAGGTCAACAACAGAGACTTGGTATTACAGAAACTGGTCAACAGCAACGTTTATCTGAAGCCGTCAGAGGTCAGCAAGAAAGATTAGGTATTGAAACAACTGGTGCTCAAAGAAGATTGACACAAGCAGATTTACTGGGAGGTCAAGAAANACAGATTGGTTTAAGAGGAGAGCAAGAGCGTTTATCTGAAGCCAGAAGAGGTATAGAAGAAAGAGCAAGACTTAGGACTGCAGGTGAACAACAAAGAACCTCAGACTTGCAAAGAGAAATGTTTAGACGCTATAAAGAGAATAGAGACTTTGAACAAGCAAGAGGAGCATATCGAGTATGAAGGAGTGGATTCAATCTTTGAATAACAAAGATCGTGAGTCCTTTTTTGAATTTTGTAAAAAAACAGCTTCCCCAGTACAGATATATTTATTTTCGAGATTTTTAGGATTTGAAGGGACGATAGTGGAATGTAATAAATGGTCTGAAAAACAATTTAAAAAAAGAAATTTTAATCAAGTTTTAGAAATTGAAATCGATAATATGCGTGAAGATATTGCGAAACTAAGACAGGCTATTGATATGGGATTAGTTAAACAAGATATGGGAGCTGCCAGGATTGCAATGCTACAAAAAGAATTACGTGGGGCAATAAAACAAATTGATGATAAAAAAGTTCTTATGGATAAACAAGGATTAATTCTTGCTGGAGCCGATAGAGCATTAAGAGAAATGTTATCTATTTTTCGAGATGATCCGATTGAAGGTCCATTACAAGAAGCTTCTATGGGAGTGTGGACAAAAATACTTCAAGAAGAATCTTAAGACAAAATACGCTATGCTACGAACATGGCAGGCACAAGCATTTATAGCGTTTACAGACGCACAGCCAGAGCAGCAGCAAAACAACAAGTTGTTAAAAAAACTTCTAATGTTGATGTAGAAAAGGCTAGAAAAAATTTTGCATATTTTTGTGATGTTGTAGGGGGAAAACCTCCTGCAAAGCATCACCTTGAATGGCATAAATATCTTTGTACAAATGACGACAGTATTTGTCTTAAAGGTATAGCTGGTCCCAATATAGATATTCTTGCTCCAAGAGGTTCTGCTAAATCGACAGTGCTTGGTTTATACACAGCTTGGGCTATTGGGGTGCATGCGTTAAATAAGTTACCTTTAAAAATTTTATATATATCTTATACGGTTGATGTAGCTAGACCAAAGAGTGCAGCAATAAAAAGAATTATTGAAGAAAGTAAAATTTATAAAGAGATTTTTCCTATGGTTAAGATTGCTAAGGGAATTAATTCAAATGAATATTGGAGTATAGATTGGAAGTTTGCAGGAATAAAGTCTACTGGTGAAGAAGAATTTAGTGTTTGTTGTGCAGGACTAAAAGGTGCTGTTACTTCTAAAAGATCACATCTTTGCATAATTGATGACGCAATAAAAAGTGCTGATGATATTAAAAATAAAGATATACGTCAGGCTATGGAAGATAATTGGAATGCCGTTATTGTTCCTACGATGTTTGAAGGTGCAAGAGCTATCTGTTTAGGAACTAGATTTAGACATGACGATATTCACAACACTACATTTTTACCCTCTAGTGGTTGGAAACAAATAGTCCAATCAGCTATTACGGTAGATAAAGAAGGTGAAGAAATATCTTACTGGCCGGAGATGTGGTCACTTGATTATCTTAGTGATCGAAGAAGAATTGCACCGGTAGCTTTTAGTTTTCAATATCAAAATCAAATTGTTCAAACAAGTGAATTATCTCTTTCTCCAGATTTGATTGTTAAAGGAACTATATCTACTGAATTTGATTCTTTAGGAGTCGGGGTTGATTTATCTGCTGGAGTACGAGAACAAAATGACTATACAGTTTTTGTTATGGGTGGAAGAGTAAAAGATAAAATTCACATTATTGATTGTAAAAGAGTAAGAGTTATGGGGAATTTAGAAAAATTAGAACTTTTGATGGAAATGATGGAGGAATGGGGAATAATTCATAAAGATGGAAAAAACTATTTTCCTACAGGAAGTTCTATTGATATATGGTCAGAAGCAGTAGCCTATCAAGCGTCATTAGAAGCTGATTTCAAAAGAATTTGTTTACAGGATCAAGGTTTATATAATTTAGTTTGGCATCCTGTTAAAGGTTTTCGTGGTGATAAAGTTGCAAGATTTCGAGGAATTATGGGACTTTTTGAACAAAGAAAAATAATCTTTAATAAATTTAGAAAGATGGGACCTTTAACAGATGAGATTATAAATTTTGGTGTTAGCTCACATGATGATTGTGTAGATGCTTTAGTGTGGCTATGTAATGGGTTAATGACTCGTGGAAAACTTGAGTTAGAGTATTGACCAATTAAACTATTATTATCAACAAACAATGGCAACTACGTATT